TCTCTATTTCAAAATGGGAATCTAAATGGTGTAAACCATTTTTGACAAAACAAGAAAAAACTTTTGAAGAAACTTTGGATTATATAAAATGTATGACCCTTACGCAGAACGTTGATCCAGAAGTCTACAACTACCTAACCAACGGAAACATTAAGGAGATTAACGAGTATATAGGAGCCCCGATGACAGCAACTTATTTTTCGAATGAAAAAACCAGTAAAATAAGTAGAGAGCAAGTTACAGCTGAGCTTATTTATTATTGGATGATTGCGTTGAATATTCCATTTGAGTGTCAGAAGTGGCATCTTAATCGTCTTCTTACTTTGATTAAAGTTTGTAGTATTAAGAATCAGCCACCTAAGAAGAGAAGTAAGAAAGATATAATGAGTCGCAACGCTGCTTTGAACGCGGCTCGTAGAAAACGGTTAAATACAAAAGGATAAAATACGCAAAGAAGGAGGTAAACAAATGAGTAATAGTCCGCTAGTAACATATACAAAATTATCACCGAATAATTCTGGCAAGCGTAATCACATTATCGATACCATTTCTATTCATTGTATGGCTGGAAATCTTAGTGTTGAGGAATGCGGTGATCTTTTCGCCAACCCAAATTTTAAAGCAAGCAGTAATTATGGGATTGGAAGCGATGGACGTATTGCATTGTATGTTGACGAAGCCAATCGATCATGGTGTACCTCATCTTCATCTAATGATAACAGGGCGATCACCATTGAAGTGGCCAATACTGTAGCCGCTGATCCGTGGCCGGTATCTGATAAGGCATACGCATCACTGATTGATCTTTTGGTGGATATCTGTAAGAGAAACAACATTAAAGCATTGTTGTGGAAAGCTGATAAGAATTTAATTGGACAGATTGATAAACAGAATATGACAGTACACAGGTGGTTTGCATCCAAATCATGCCCTGGCGACTGGTTATACAACCGGCATGGGGAAATCGCAGATGAGGTCAACAAGCGGCTTAATACTGAAATAAATACGGAGGATGATGACATGGATGTTGAAAAATTTAAGGAGCTCTGGTTGGAAATGCGGAAAGAGTTAAAGGACAACGACAGTAACACATATAGCAAAGAGGCTAGAACTTGGGCTATTGAAAACGGTTTGATTGCGGGAGGCGGAATCGGAAAGGACGGAAATCCGAACTATATGTGGGAGGATCTTCTGACTCGCGAGCAGTTTGTAACGGTGCTTTACCGCTTCGCTCAGCTCATGGGTAAAGTATAATGGAACGGGGCAAGCATGAAACCGCCGCGCCTGTGAAGAAAAAGCGCGAATGGAGCAAGGTAATGACACTTCTGGTCGTGCTTGCTGGATTTATCATCGCACAGGAGACTCTCGTCCTGATGTATTACTGCATTAGAAACGAGTATACTTCTACGGCAGCGTGGCTTACGGCTTCCGTCGGTCTGGCCGAGGTAATCATCGGAGCCGGTCTTACTGGGTATCTCAACCTTGCGAAGTCGGATCACAAAGAGGGTGGAATAACTTTTGAATCAGCAAAGGCTGCTGGTTTCAAGCAGGATAGCGGGGGCAACTATAATAACCCCGCAATTTAGAACGGGGGATAATAATGAATACTATTATTACAAAATTTAAAACGAGCGCGACACTATGGACTGTTATTGGCGCATTTGCTCTCGCGGCAGTCAATCTGATTTATGGGAGCAACAATACCGCTTCGAGCATTGCTAGCGCAATCATCGCGATAATCCCTGCCTCTATCTACATCTACCAGAAATTCAAGCTGAGGATTGTATATGCGGACTCTAATAGTGACGGAAAGATTTCTGTGGAGGAACTCGTTGCTGCTATTAAGATTGCTTTTGAAGATAGCGATGAAGAACTGAAAACAGTATCAGATGCTATAGGGACTATTGTTGATATCATTTCAAAGAATACAAGTGTCTCAACGTCAAACAGTGGTACAACTTAACTTCTATAAAAGGAGAATTTTGTATGATAAAGTTTAGACAAAAGGGTGATTTCTCTAAACTGACACGTTTCTTGGAAAAAGCCAAAGAGGTTGTACGTCTCGGAGATCTCGACAAGTATGGTCGGGAGGGAGTAGCCGCCCTTGCGTCTGCAACACCTGTCGATTCCGGTCTCACAGCTGATTCGTGGCGTTATGAGATAACTAACAAACAAGGATCAGTAAAGATTACTTTTTATAACTCAAATATTCAAAATGGAGTTCCAATTGCCATTATTCTACAGTATGGTCATGGAACTCGAAACGGCGGCTGGGTACAGGGGCGAGACTACATCAATCCTGCTATCCAGCCTATTTTTGACAAAATCGTAAATGAAGCATGGAGGGAGGTTACTAAGCTATGAGCAGGACAATCGATTCAAGAGTTGTTGAGATGCAGTTTGACAATAAACAATTTGAGTCAAATGTCAAAGCCACAATGTCAACTCTTGATAAACTTAAACAAAGTTTGAATTTGACCGGAAGTTATGACAGTATGTCAGGACTTAACAGGGCTGTAGAATCAGTTCGTATGCAGTTTTCGACTCTTGAGGTCATGGCAGTAACAGCCCTCGCAAATATCACCAATTCTGCGATTAACGCCGGAAAAAGAATTGTTTCTGCTTTGACTATAGAACCAATTTCAGAGGGATTTTCGGAATACGAACTTAAGATGGGTTCGATTCAAACTATCATGGCTGGTACAGGCGAATCTCTCGAAACTGTTAATAAATATCTCGATGAATTAAACGTTTATGCTGATAGAACAATTTATTCATTTGCAGATATGACTAGCAACATTGGAAAATTTACCAACGCTGGAGTCTCGTTAAAAGACGCGGTTGCAGCTATTCAAGGTGTTAGTAACGTCGCTGCTGTTTCTGGTGCAAACACAAATGAAGCTTCTAGAGCCATGTATAACTTTGCACAGGCTCTTTCGGCCGGATACGTTAAACTCATTGACTGGAAATCAATCGAAAATGCAAACATGGCAACGGTTGAATTCAAAACTCAATTACTTGAAACTGCTGTTGCCGCAGGAACCGTAACGAAAACCGCGGATGGCATGTACAAAACACTAAAAGGTAATGTCTTTAATGCAACAAGGAATTTTAATGATGTTCTACAAGACCAATGGATGACAACCGAAGTGTTGGTTGAAACTCTAGGTAAATATGCAGATGAGACAACAGACATAGGCAAAAAAGCATTTGCTGCAGCACAAGATATCAAGACTCTCAGTCAGTTATTTGATACTTTAAAAGAAGCAGCGGGTTCTGGTTGGGCTCAAACTTGGGAAATCATTATTGGCGACTTTGAGGAAGCTAAAGCTCTTTTGACTGAAGTTGGTGATGTATTCGGCGGCCTCATCGGTAAATCAGCAGATGCCCGTAATGAGATGTTGCAGTTCTGGAAAGACAATGGTGGTCGTGCAGCACTTATTGATTCGTTTAGAAACTCGTTTGAAGCATTAGGACGAGTTTTAAAACCTATTGGAGAAGCTTTTAGAGAAATCTTTCCTTCGATAACCGGTGCTCAATTAGCCTCTATAACAGAAGGACTTAAGAATTTTACAGAAGCCCTCAAAATAGGAGACGAAACTGCTAAAAACATTAAAGACACATTCAAAGGTTTCTTTGCTCTTCTTGATATTGGTAAGATGGCTTTAACAGCAATCGTTGGAGGTCTTCTTTCTCTTGTTAAAGTATTATTTCCAGTTACCGATAACTTTCTTTCGGTAACCGGAGGTGTTGGAGATTTTATAGTTGCTATTCGTGATGCATTAAAGTCTTCGGATACATTCAACGTCGCAATTCAAAATGTCGGTAAAGTCTTAAAACCAGTCGCAGAAGGAATTGTAATGTTTACTGATCTGATAGCAAATGCATTTAAAGCTGTCAGGGCACCAGACATGAGTGGTATTGACGAGTTCACTGGTCAAATAGAAGAAAGATTTCAACCCTTAATTAAACTGGGTGAAGCTTTTAAAAGTTTCCTTTCTTTCTTCTACAATTTAGCATCTACAATCGGTGAGATACTTAGTAAATTGAGTGACAGTATATTTAAATCGCTAAACGATGCTAATTTCAATTCTATATTTGATTTCATAAACAGCGGCTTATTTGCTGCAATATTATATGGGATTAAAAAGTTTATAGATTCATTAACAAATATAACAGATAGCGCCGGAGGATTCTTATCTGGTATTACTGGTATTTTTGATGGGGTTAGAGGTTGTCTTGAAGCTTATCAGTCTAATTTAAAATCGAATGTATTATTAAAAATTGCTATATCTATTGGCATACTAGCTGCTGCATTGTTAACCATATCAATGATAGATTCCGAAAAACTTACAGTTTCATTAGGCGCTATGACGATAATGTTTGTAGAACTATTTGCCGCTATGTCAGCGTTTAGCACTCTAACTGGACCTCGTGGTTTTTTAGCGATGACACAAATTACAACTGGAATGATAGGTTTATCTGTAGCAGTTCTCATACTTGCATCGGCAATGAAAAAGTTGGGTAATCTTGATTGGGATGGTGTAATTAAAGGCCTTGTTGGTGTAGCGGGGTTATCTGTTATATTAATACAAACCTCAAAAGCATTAGAAACCAGTTCTAAAAGCTTAATAGCAGTGTCAGCTGGTTTTATTATATTTGGCACAGCAATTCTAATCCTTACCCAAGCTGTAAAACAGTTAGGAGGTCTAGATCTTGCCGACTTAGCCAAAGGATTAGTCGGAGTCGGTGTCTTAATGGCTGAGTTAGTGTTATTTATGAAGTTTGCTGATCTGAGTGGAATGGGAGCAATAAAAAGTGTTGGAATTCTACTTTTAGCAGCTGCTATAACTGTCTTAGCCGATGCAGTAAAGAAATTAAGCAGTATTAATCTTGGTGATTTGGTTAAAGGGCTTTCCGGACTTGCGGTTATGTTAACTTCTATTGCGATGTTTATAAAAGCTGCCGGTAATGCTAAAAATGTAATCGCAACAGCCGCTAGTTTAACTATTCTTAGTGTTGCTATGAACCTATTTGCAGCTGCTATTATAAAGATGGGTAATATGTCATGGGAAGAAATGGGCAGAGGATTGATATCCTTAGGCTCAGCTCTTGGTATTGTGACATTGGCTCTCATAGCACTACCTAAAGATATTTTTATAAAATCACTTGCTTTGATGGATGTTGCTGGCGCTATGCTACTGTTATCACAAGCATTAAAAGCATTTAGTAGCATGTCATGGGAAGAAATAGCAAAGAGTTTAACGACATTAACTGTTTCTTTAGGGCTTATTATAGGCGCTTTTGTTCTACTATCGAAAACAAGTTCAATAGTTGATGCCCTTGCTTTTAGTGTTCTTGCTGCCTCAATTACTATATTAGCTGGAGCATTAAAAACGATTGGGTCAATGTCCTTAGCGCAGATTGGATTAGCTTTGATTGGATTAGCTGGAGCATTTACAGTTATTGGCGTAGCCGCAACGCTATTAACACCAGCAATTCCAGCTATATTAGGGCTGGCTGCAGCTATTGCACTATTAGGCGTAGGTGTTGCAGCGATTGGTGGCGGTATATTAGCATTATCGGCAGGACTGTCGGCCTTAGCGGTAGCTGGTACTGCTGGCACTGTAGCATTAGTAGCGCTCGTAACAGCTCTTATAGGTTTAATACCTTCCGCTGCAAAAACTCTAGCACAAGGAGTTATTGAGTTTGCAAAAGTTTTAGGGGCAGGCGCACCTATCATCGCGGAAGCCGTAAAGGCAATTGTAATAGCTATTGCGGATGTGCTTGTTACTTCGACGCCGGTCGTCGTTGATGGGGCCCTAACGTTATTGACAAAACTCCTTGAATCGTTATTAAACTATATGCCGAACATTCTTGACGTTGGTGGAAAACTTGTTGTCGAGTTCTTAAAAGGAATTGCTTCCAACATTCAAAATGTAGTTGAGGCTGGAATTGACCTGATCATAAACTTCATTAAAGGTGTTACTGCGAAACTTGGCGATATCATACAAGCAGGTTTTGATTTGATGATATCTTTCATTAATGGTCTCGCCACTTCAGTTGAGGAGAATGGTGGAGCCGTTCTCGATGCGATATTAAATCTTATAGAATCTATTATTACACTTGCTTTAGAAACTCTTAGTAATTCAATATCTATGTTTTTTAATATCGGTGAAGATATTGTTATAGGTCTTCTTGATGGTATAAAAAACAAGATATCGGATATAGTGACAGGAGTTACGAATTTAGCAACGTCCGCTATAGAAGCGGCAAGAGAAGCATTACGATCTAATTCTCCATCAATGGAATTCAAAGACATAGGTTTAGATATCGGTGAAGGGTTAGCCATAGGGATAGACAATAGCACTCCTAAAGTAGAAGCGTCATCCGAGAAAATGACTAAGAAGGCTGTCGCTGCCGCTGAAAAGGCTGCGGCTAAAACTGCAGAGGAAGCCGAGAAAGCTGCTAAGGACGCTTTTAATGCTTCCGCGGATTGGATCGATGAACGTAAATATTATAACGAACTAAGTTTGTATGAAGAATTAGAAGCATGGGAACGTGTACAATCTAGATATTTAGAAGGTACTGAGGAACGTAAGAAAGCTGATCGAGAAGTTTATCGCGTAAAGAAAGAAATAGCCCAGGCCGATATAGACTTCGCACAAAGGGTTATAGACGTAAGTCGTGACGCTATGGATAAACGAATTCAGTACGAACAAGAGTACTTAGATGCGTGCAGACGGATTAACGACCAACTCGAGAGGGATATCAGAGACCTTAACGAGCAATACGAACAGGCCCTCGAATCCAGAACGAAGGCTCTATATGATACGTATGGTTTATTTGACAAAATAGAACCTAAGGACGAGGTACTTGGTAGCGATCTCATCAAGAATTTAAGAGATCAGGTTAACGAGTTCGACGAATGGACAAGACAAATGAGTGAACTGTCCGGTAAAGGAGTCGATTCCGCACTAATAGACGAACTACAAAAGATGGGACCTAGGTCTTTATCTGAAATCAAGGCTTTGAATAAGCTGTCCCAACCGGAGTTGATCGAATACGTATCGCTATGGCGAGAAAAATCGAACCAGGCTAGGACCGTTGCGACTAAAGAGCTCGAGGGGTTACGCATTGAAACGTCGAACAAAATAAGGATGTTGAACGAGCAGGCTAGAATAGATCTCGAGGAGCAAAGACTTATATTTGAAGAAAAGACTAAACAATTAGCCGAAGAAACAGCTAAAACGATTGAGAATATGAAAAATGACTGGCTCAAGAAGATTGGCGAGTTGCGGACAAAAGGCGAAAAAGACTTCAAAATGTTTGCGGATAATATAGTATCCATTATGAGAACTCCCGACTGGATGGGACTCGGACAAAATATCGTCGACGGAATGAAGTGGGGTATATTATCGAAAGCCTCAGAACTAGCACAGGCAGCAGCGCAGACCGCTATAGACGCATTAGAAGCAGCCAAACAGGCGATAGGAGCAGCATCCCCCTCAAAGAAATTTGCCGAGTTAGGTAAATGGTCGATGGTGGGGTTTGCTGAGGGTTTGAAAAAATATAGTCATCTTGGTATGTCGTCCGCCGCCGATATGGGGATGTCTACGATATCTACTTTGAAGAATATC